TCTCCTAAACCCCAATCATCCATACCCCCTTCGCCCCCTAAAGGGGGCTCTTCCCCCACGGCGGTCGACCAGGTCGTCACGGCGTTTTCGGAAATGGCGCGCCAGTCCGGGCTTTCCGTGCCGAGGGCCGTCACGGCATACCGGCGTCGCTCGCTGCTGCTCCGGATTGAGGAACACGGCTTGCCGGCGGTCCTCGACGCCATCGAGCGCATCGGCCGCAGCCGGTTCTGCCGGGGCGAGAACGACCGGGGATGGCGTGCCGACCTCGATTTCCTCTGCCAGCCCAAGAGCTTCGTTTCGATCCTCGAAGGCAAATACGACGACCGACCGTTGCAGCAATCGCAATCGCCGCCCCGGCCGCAGAGCCCATCCATGCAACGCCATCACGACATCCACGCAAGGCTGAAACGAGAACTCTACGGTGAACCAGATGAACAATTTGCCGGCCAAACTGTCGACCTTGCAGCAGGAGATTTCCGCTCTCACTGAGCAGCTTGCCCCGGCCGGCGCCGACGAAATCGGCCAGTGCATCGAAGGCCTCATGAGCGGCGGCATGCGCATCTCAGAAACGATCACTGCTGCAAACCCGGTCGAAGAATACCGCCTTTCCCTCCGGAACGTTCCGGTCCACGGGCTGCGCCGAGTTTATGTGAAGCTGAAGCGGGGCGAATACGAGAACATCAACAAGGCGTTCATCCCCCTGCCGGCGGAGCTTGCGGCCATGGCCAATGCCGAATGCCATCTGATCCGCGAGGACCGGATTCGCAAGCAGGAGACGCTGAGGGCGATCGAGGACTCCGTCAGTCGAACGCTGCCCAGCTCACATGGGCTCATAGATCTGCGTGTCACCCATCGTGAGCGCGCAATCGAGTTGGCGGAGAAGGGCTTCGTCAGGGTTGCCGAGGGTGTCGACCATCTGGAATTCGCCCAGCTAGCCAAGTCTCGGGAGTTGCCGGCGGGCACAGTCCACCTGTGGGCAATTGACGAGGTCTGGTCGCCGATCGCCGTCCGCGTCACCCGCAGCAGGATCCAGACCAAGCTGAACGTCCAGCCCCCACCGGTATCGCCGGAGCGCGCTGACGAGCTCGCCCGCATGCTGGCGCTTCCCGATGCCAGCGAGGTCACCGCCGAGCAGATGGCCTATCGCGGCAAGGTTAAGGCCGACATCGAAACGGCCGAGCCTGTCGAAGAGGAGCGCGCGGCATGACCATCCAGCACCGAACCGTCGACATCGAAGCAGCGGCGAAGCTCTGGAGAGATGACCTCTCCGCCTCCCAGATCGCCAAGCGCTTTGGCGTCAGCCGGAACGTCATTGTCGGACTGGCCTTCCGCAACCGCAGTCTGTTTCCGTGGCGCGGTGATGCTGGGAAGAAGACCCGCGCACCCGGCCAAGCGAAGACGGCGCGACCTCGCAAGCAGGCGCCGGAACTGAAGCGGGAACCGGAGATCCCAGCGACCGCCTATGACGCCGAGCGGCTTCAATCCGCAAAGCTCCTCCACCACCTGTCGGCCGGCGAATGCTGCTGGCCCCTGAACACCGGCGGCCCGTACCTTTTCTGTGCGGCGGAAACAACGGGCCGCTACTGCCGAAACCACCATGCTCGGTCACTGCCGAAGAAGAACGAGGGAAAAGCATGAACAGATCACGTTGGTACGCAATTAGGACGGCCCCGGGCTATCAGCGCATGGCGGCCGTCGACGAGCGCCTACCGGAGAGCCGGCGCATGGAATCCATCATCGAGCGGAATTGCCGCAAGGATGGCTTCGACATCTTCATGCCGTCGTTCTACACCGAGCTGAGGCATCACCGGACGAAACAGATCCTCCAGAAGCGTTTCCCGTTCCTGGTCGGCTATGCCTTCGTCAACCTGCCCAGGCTGAATTTCGAGGAGCTCCGCCGGGTCGACGGCGTCGTGTGTTTTCTGCGCGGTGCCAACTACGGGCCGCTCGAGTTCCCCGACGCAACAATCGAGGCCCTGTACTTCGCCGAGCACGAGCGTCGGCAGGCCTTCCTCTACGAGCAGCACTGCCGGAAGGAGAACGACCGACAGGAGCAAATCCAGCACCTTCGCGGCCAGCTCCGCAAGATCCTCCCGAAGGGCAGGAAGGCGCGCGTCTCCATGGTTGACCAAGCGGAGAGGGCTATAGATTCTCTAAGCCCGCAGATCAAAGAGCGGGTGCAGAAAATTATCAGCGAATTGAACGCGCTCACCGCTGACGCAGAGGTTGAAAATCTTCGGCAAGCCGTATAGATTTCCTGAAGTGATTTGCGGTTGTTCAGTTGCGGACCTCAAGTAGGGAACACTCGCCGGACCGCTGCCGAAAGTTCACACTCGGCGCATAGGAGAAATGCGCCTAAAATCATCCGGCTGGGTAGCTACATGAGTGTGCGGCCAGCCGGCGATTCCAGGTGCTACAACTCTTTATTGGCTCTGTCTTCAGCCGGAGCGCGCGAGCGCTGGGAGTTCCCGAGAACATAACCCGCGATTCCGCTGAGGATTGAGATTATGCCCTCCGCGGAAATCTTGCCGATGGTCGTCAAAATGCCCGCGCCAACAACGATCACCAGTACTGTCAACATTTGGAGAACGCCCGCGCGTTCGATCAATCTGACTAAAGTTGCGGCACCACCGCCGCTCGTCCTGTAGAACGCAAAGCTCATCACTACAGTTGCGCCCGTTACAACCAAAGCAACGACAATCGTTGAATACAGCGCTATTTCAGACAAATACTTATATGCTGCCACATCTAACTGCATGTTTACCCCCACTTTTAGAATACGCTAAAATAGCTTCGGTACGACTTAAAGTCGAGGGCACCTTCAGCTGGGTGAAATTGGAGCGTTCCGATCGCTGAGCGACCCGCTCATGACTGGTGCTTATCTTCTGTCTGAATGTCGGCGTAGCCCGGTAGCTCGCCAGCCTCATAAGCTGGAGGTCGCAAGTTCGAATCTTGCCGCCGCAACCAGATCGGGGAGCGTCTGTCCGCCTGCGCTATGGCGCAGCTTCCCGCGTGGCCAGAAAAGAAAAGACCGGTCGCCGCTTTTGCAGAGACCGGTTTCTAGTTGGTGCTGAACGAGCTCGTGAAGCGAGCAGGTTCGGCGGGAGGCTACACCCTCCGGGTAAATGGAACGTTACTCAGCAGCAGGGGGCTGATTATCATCCAGCGTGGTCGACAGGTTATCGAAAGTGGTGTTCAGCGAATCGCCGAGGGCGCCTGCGCCGGCGATCAGCGCGACAGAGATCAATGCGGCGATGAGACCGTACTCAATTGCGGTTGCACCCGACTCATCGCGGACCAACTTGGAAAAAAGCTTCTTCATGGAGTTTCTCCGGCTTTAAAATGGCTTGTCTGAGTTTTCCCCCTCAGATGTCACTGGTTATACGCCGGGACCCTTTAGAGATTGGCTAATAGGATCAGTTAATTAGGAATAAATAATAATCGTCAAAATTGATCATGGCACTGAACTCGCCCCGCCGCCGTAACAGGTAGCGGGGCTTTCGCTTTGAGGAGAGCGCCCATGCACTACCGCTTTGTGGAAGTGGAAGGCGAAGAGGACGACCTTGAGCGTGTCGCCAACGAATGGCGCGCCAAGGGCTACCAGCTATTCCAGGCCGTCTACAAGACAACGTACCGGTGGGTGCTGGTCTTCGAGCTCCGGGATATCGGTCTGTGAGGCCGCAGCCCCCGTCAGACATGTTCGAAGATTTCAGCGGCTGCGCCTTCGCGGCGGCACCTGAACTCGAAGCCTGGGCCAGAGACACCTTCATCGATCCGGACAGCGACATGTTCAACCCGGATCACGCTCACCTCATCCCGGCTTCAATCGGCATGCTCTGGACCACGGTCGAGAACAGCAAGAAGGGGCGCACCGTCATCGGCCAGGCCGAGATGGGACAGCCCGCCGGCATGATGGGCAAGTGGGCTAGGGCGAGAGCAGAAGCGCAGGTACTCGGATGGTTCGGGTCGGTACCCGATTTCATCATCACGATCGATGCCAACTTCTGGATGTCTGCAAGCGACGCTCAGGCCTGCTCCCTCATGGAGCATGAGCTATCGCACTGCGCACAGGAGCTCGACGACTTCGGCGCCCCGAAGTTCCGCAAGAGCACCGGCCTACCAGTCTACACGCTGCGCTCCCATGACGTGGAAGCCTTCATCGGTGTGGCCGCTCGATACGGTGCGGTAGAGGCAGGCGTAAAGGAACTCGTAGAGGCTTTGTCCCGTCCGCCTTTGATGACCGCCGACCTAATTGGCTGCGCATGCGGGACCTGCCAGGCTCGCGCCGCCTAATCCTGATGGTGTCCTGAGAAAATCATGGCCAAGGCAAAACTCACACACGAGCAGCAGACCTTTGTTGTCCAGTCGCTGGCCTGTTTTGACAGCCCGTCGGTCGTGGCAGCTGCACTCAAGAAGGATTTCTCTGTCGTTCTCACGCCGCAGGCGATCGAGGCATATGACCCGAACAAGAAGGCCGGCGCTCGCCTCGCAGAGAAGTGGAAGCTGCTCTTTGAGGAGACCCGCAAGACCTTCCTCGAAGACACGGCGACCATCGCCATCAGCCATCGCGCCGTCCGTCTGCGCGCTCTCCAGCGCATGGCAGAGAAGGCAGAGACGCAGGGCAACATGGTGCTGGCGGCATCGTTGATGAAGCAAGCCGCCGAGGAAGTGGGCAACGCCTACACCAACCGGCGCGAGCTAACGGCAAAGGACGGGAAGGACCTGCCGGTACCCGTATCGCCGGTCACGATCTTCCAGTTACCCGACAATGGCAGGAGCTGAGCAAGGGCAGGGCGCCCAGACGATCATCCGGCCGCAGCCGGGCCCGCAGACAGCATTCCTCGCCTCGCCGGCAGATATCGCCATCTATGGCGGCTCCGCAGGCGGCGGCAAGACGTGGGCGCTCCTCATGGAGCCGCTGCGCCATATCGCCAACCCGCAGTTCGGTGCCGTCTTCTTCCGCCGGTCCACGGTGCAGGTTAGAAACGAGGGCGGCCTCTGGGATGAGAGCGAGAAGCTCTATCCGGCCATCGGCGCCTCGCCCAAAGAGCACGTGCTGCAATGGAGCTTCCCTTCAGGGGCTTCGGTATCGTTCGCTCACCTCGAGCATGACAAGACCGTCCTGAACTGGCAGGGCTCGCAGATCCCGCTCATCTGCTTCGACGAGCTGACGCATTTCAGCGCCAAACAGTTCTGGTACATGGTTTCGCGTAACCGCTCCATGAGCGGCGTGCGGCCTTACATCCGGGCAACCTGCAACCCTGATGCAGACAGCTGGGTTGCCGAGTTCATCAGCTGGTGGATAGACCAGGATACCGGACTGCCGATCCCAGAGCGAGCAGGCGTGCTTCGCTGGTTCGTCCGCATCGGCGATGCGATCATCTGGGCCGACAGCCCGCAGGACCTGGCGCATCACACCGCGCCCAACGAAGACGGCATAGAAGCGCCGATCCCGCCTAAGTCGGTGACGTTCGTTCCGGCGAAGCTCAGCGACAACCGCGCGCTGATGGCAGCTGACCCGAGCTATCTGGCCAGCCTCATGGCCTTGCCGACGGTAGAACGGGAGCGCCTCCTTGGCGGCAACTGGAAGATCCGGCCGGCTGCCGGTCTCTACTTCCAGCGCGCCTGGTGCCAGCTGGTTGACGCCGCGCCGCATGATATTCGTTGGATGCGCGGCTGGGACTTGGCAGGCACGCCGAAGACAGAAAGCAATGATCCGGACTGGACTGCTGGAACGCTGATGGGGAAGACGCCGGACGGTCGATACTTCATCGCGGACCACCGGCGCGATCGTTTGTCACCAGCTGGCGTCGAGCGGATGATCAAGAACACGGCGGATGGCGACGGAAGAGCGGTTGCCATTTCATTGCCACAGGATCCGGGGCAGGCAGGCAAGAGCCAGGTGGCTACCCTGACGAAGATGCTGGCCGGTTTCAGCGTTCGCTCATCACCGGAGAGCGGCGACAAGATCACGAGGTTCAGTGGCTTCTCGGCTCAGGCCGAGGCGGGCAATGTCTTCGTGATCCGCGGCCGTTGGAACGAGGACTGGTTCACCGCCTTGGAGAGCTTCCCCGAGGCGACGCATGACGACGATGCGGACAGCACGAGCAGAGCATTCAACGCGCTGATCTCATCGCCCCCCGTAACGACGACCACGACGGTGCAGGGGCTATATTGAGGCTGGGGGCTCTTCACTGTCCGGACAGATGCCGAGCGAGCATCCAGCCTTCGTACCCCGATACCCGGATCTTCTGCCATCCATGTGTCGAGTAGGGCAGGAACTGGATTTCGCACTGGTTCGGCAGGAGCTCTTTGATGACGCGCGAGTGATCGGATGGATAGGCGCGGACGGGTAACCTCTTCTGTCCAGAGATGCCATCGACGCAGTACATCGCTGGCGACACCATAGAGATAAACCGGCGGTTTACCCATCCGCCATTGTGTCCGTCTTCAATCGGGCACCATTGCCCCTTGCAGTTGGCAACCACCATGACGCCGCACCGGCCATAGCGAAGCTTCGACACGACCCTGCTGCTGGCGGAACCCGCAGATCGCATGTTCAGCGCGTCGTCGGGCCTTACGTTAACAACGCAATGCTCTTCGCCGACGGCAATCTGAGCATTGGCCGGGAAGGCGATGAAGGCCATCGCCGTCATGATGCTGGCCAATATGAGTGGTGCGGGCATTGGATCTCCTCCTTGGTCCAGACAATCCGTCGAGCCGGCTGAACTATGTCTGAATAGGACGACAATATGAGTGATGCCGTCGAGACCAAACATCCAGCCTATCGCGAGCGCGTCGATGAATGGTCCCTGATGAGGGACACCGCCGGCGGCGAGAAGGAGGTGAAAGGAGCAGGAGTTGCGTATCTACCTCAACCTTCCGGCTTCAAGGCCCAGGCTGACGGCGGCACCGCACTCTATGACGCTTACCAGAAGCGGGCCCAGTTTCCGGAGATCGTCCTGCCGACGATCCACGGCATGGTTGGCATCATCCACAGGACCGAAGCACAGATCGAGCTTCCCGATGCGATGCAGCCGCTCTGGGAGAAGGCAACGAAGGATGGGCTCCCTCTTGAGGCTCTGCATCGCCGGATCACTGCAGAGCTCCTGACCACCGGCCGCTATGCTCTGCTCGCTGATGCTGCCACAGAAGGTTCGGACCTGCCTTGGCTTGCCGGCTACACCGCTGAGGCTCTGATCAACTGGGCCGATGATCGATCTATGTTTGTCCTCGACGAGAGCGGCTTGAAAAGAGAAGGCTTTCGCTGGGAACCAGAGCGGCGCTTCCGCGTGCTGGAGATGAAGGACGGCACCTATACCGTCCAGACCTATACCGGCTCGGATCGGGCGCCAGGTGATGAGGTAACGCCATCGGGCAGAGGCAATGCCAAGCTGAATGAGATACCTTTCGTCGTGATTGGCGCGCGCGATCTGTCGTTGGCTCCGGAGCTTCCGCCGCTTCTCGGTGTGGCTCGATCGGCCATTGCTCTCTATCAGCTGTCCGCGGACTATCGCTGGCAGTTGTTCATGACAGGGCAGGAGACGCTGGTTGTCATCAATGGCGATCCTCCGTCGGCTGTCGGCGCTGGCGCCGTCATCGCGATCAAGCAGGGCGACAATGCTGGCGCTCCTGATGTGAAATACGTCGGACCGGCCGGGACAGGCATTGCTGCTCACCGGACTGCGATCCTGGACGAGAGGCAAAACGCGGCACAGTCCGGGGCTCGGTTGTTCAACAGCTCGGAGAGCAAGTCGGCGGAGAGCGGTGACGCCCTGCGGATACGGTTCGCCGCCGAGACGGCTACGCTGACGTCGATTGCTCTTGCGAGCGCGCAGGGCTTGGAGAAGGCGCTCCGGCACATCGCCATCATGATCGGGCAAGGTCCCGAGGCGGTGACAGTGAAGCCGAACCTGTCGTTCGTGGATGCGACGCTGACACCTGAGCAGGCGGCTTCGCTCGTGTCGCTTTGGCAGAATGGCGCGATCGCGTACGAGACGCTCTACGAGAACCTTCAGCGCGGGGAGATCGCAAGCGCTGAGCGGGATCACGAGGCAGAGCTTAGGTTGATCGATGAGGAGCGGTTCGGAAGCGAACAGGAACTCGACGCTGCCACGACCTAATCTCAGCGAAGATGCGCCATTCCATCGCTGCAGGCTGTTAGAACCACCTCAACCAAATCGAGTTGATTGATATACGTAAAGTTAGTGGCTCCCTCTGCATACCTGAACTTCAACTTCCGGTGCTCAGGGCCAATGATCTTCACGAGGTCGGCCATAGCCAATTCCTGAAAGGCGAAACCTTTGGCTAGCGCCGCTTTCAGCAAAGCATCAAGATCATGCCCGTACTTCAAGACGTCTCCTCCGGTTGCGTCACGGAGGAATGCCTTCAGGTATAGTTCTACAGCAAAACCAAGATTGAAATAGTAGCCTAGATAAACCGCCGGCTGATCGTCACCTCGCGGCTTCAGATGCGGTGCTGCCAGGCGTGTCATCTCGTGCATAGCGACCGCCGCTCGATAAAGCTCTTTGGCAGTGGAAATCATTGGTGGTTTGGCCAATTCGTCCTCCGTATGCAAATTCCGAGGCAATCCGCCCCCTGATTCCGAAATGATCTCGCCCCCCAATTCCGAGAAATAGTCGCCCCCTGATTCCGAGATGATGCCGCCCCCATCGGAAAGCATCTGGCGTGGGTGTTCTGCTGGTGTGAAGTTTCTTCCTTCGACGTGACGAGGAAGGAACGGGATGCCTGCGGAGAGACTGGAGATGCGGCGTGTCCGCGAGATATTGAGATATCGCTTCGAACAAGGACTTGGCCACAAGTCGATCGCGGTTCGGGTTGGAGCTGCGCCATCGACGGTGCGCGAGACGCTTCGGCGTGCGGCCATTGCGGAGCTATCGTGGCCGTTGGGTGACGACGTCAGCGATGCAGTCCTGGAAGCGGCGCTTTACAAGGCAGCCGGGACGAAGACGGGTCATCGTCGGAGCCCTGAGCCGGACTGGGCGCTGGTCCACCGCGAGCTGAAGCGCAAGCATATGACGCTGCAGATCCTTTGGGACGAATACATCAGCCGTTATCCGGAGGGCTATCGCTACAGTCGCTTCTGTGACCTCTACCGCGGCTGGGCGATGAAGTTGCCTGTGACGATGCGGCAGGATCACGCGGCCGGCGACAAGCTGTTCGTCGACTACGCCGGCGACACGGTCACGGTTGTCGTTGATCGGCTGTCCGGCAAGACACGGCAGGCGCACCTGTTCGTGGCGGTTCTGGGAGCATCCAGCCTTTCATATGCGCAGGCACGTTGGAGCGAGACGCTTCCCGACTGGATTGAATGCCATATCCTGGCGCTGGAGTACTTTGGCGGTGCGCCAGCCTTGCTGGTTCCCGACAATGCCAAGGTAGCGATCATCAAGGCCTGCCACTTCGATCCCCAGGTCAACCGGACGTATTGCGGGATGGCGGCCCATTATGGCAGCGCCGTCTTGCCGACGCGGCCGCGACGCCCGCGGGACAAGGCGAAAGTGGAAGCTGCGGTTCGTATCGTCGAACGCTGGCTATTGGGCCGGCTGCGCCATCGCATCTTCTATAGTTTGGCCGAGGTCAATGCGGCGATTGGCCAATTGCTCCATGATCTCAATGATAAGCGCGTTCTGCGCCGTGTCGGCGCCACGCGCCGCCAATTGTTCGAGGAGCTTGATCGTCCGGCTTTGCGACCGCTGCCTGTCGAACGTTATGTCTTTGCCGAATGGCGTATCCGGCGCGCCGGGCTGGATTATCACGTCGAGATCGAGCGGCACTATTATTCCGTTCCCTATCGCTTTGCCCGCGAGCAGGTCGAGGCTCGTATCACCGCCAATACGATCGAGATCTTCCACAAGGGCGAGCGAATTGCCGCTCACCGGCGCTCCAGCGGCAACGGCAAGCACACGACGATCCCCGATCATATGCCCTCTGCGCATCGCCGCTTTGCCGACTGGACGATTGAACGGATTCAACGCGAAGCCTCTGCGATGGGGCCGGATGTTGCGCTGTTGTGCGAGCGCATTCTTGCCGACAGGCCTCATCCCGAGCAGGGCTTTCGAGCTTGCCTCGGCATCATCCGCCTCAACAAGAGCTTCGGCCGCGACAGGGTCAATGCCGCTTGCGGCCGTGCGTTGGAGATTGGCGCACGAACCTATGGCTCGGTGCGATCCATCCTCGACAATCACCTTGACCGGACGGCTGCCTCAAATGGAGCGGCGCCGCATGAACCGATCCATCACGCCAACATCCGCGGACCTCGCTATTACCACTAA